GTTCCTAATATTTCTTGACCTGCATTAAAAGTATAGGTATTAGATGTCAGTGTTAATTTTTGATAATCTTTATGATAACTAACTAAATCATCTATAAAATATTCCTGTATTGATTTAATTAGTTTATGGGTACCTGTGCCTATACCTCTTATATCAACAAGTTTAGTCTTACTTTCATCTGTCCATAATCTAAGTTCAGTTGCACTGATCACATCTGCATAATAACTTTGTTCATCCGCCAAACCTGGTATACTAGCATTACCTTCATTACTATAATCAATTTTAGTTAAATTTAGTAACCCATGTGGAGCAGAAAATATAATGCTATCAGCAGCGGCATTAACTAAAGCGGCATTAAAACTAATTTCATTACCTGCAATCACTGTTTTAAAGTCACTGGTAATATCGCCTAGGTTACTATATTCTATAGGCTCAGGTGCCACTGTTGGATCATTAATTATGTTTGTAACAATATCAAATTTGGCACTAACATATGATCCTAAAGTTGTGGCATTAACAAGTATAACAACGAGATCACGTAGTCTTTGAAATGCAGCAATATTTTGGGTTTTTTGTAAAGTTAGAGTGACACTTTGATTAGCATAACTTAAACCTGCTTCTACAGTCTTACTATTACCACCTGATAAAATATCATAAGCGACAGCATCTAAAACTATACCTACATCTCTTTTACATTTGGCAACATCATAAGTAAAAGACGATGTAAACGGTGCTATATTTCCAGTAACTTGAGCATCAATCCAAATTTCTATTTCGTCAGCCAATTCCTCTTTATTGGCTAATATTATATCGTAGGCCTGTCTATAAATTGGAGTTCTAATTCTAACAACATAGTGTTGGGTCGGTAATTCTTTAAATCCTATAGCAGTAATTACATCTTGATTCAGTATAGATCCATAACCTACAATATAACCTCTATTAAAATCAAAAGCATTTGGGCTGTAACCGCTGGCTCTTAATGCGTATTGGCCAAAGTTAGTAGCACTATTAGTAATACTTAAATATCCACCGCTTTGGCAATAACTACCATTCAAGCAAAAGATTTGGAAGCAACTTACAATCTGTGCATAGGCATCATTGATAACACGCCATCCTGTACCACCGAAACTCAACATGGTAAATGCATTAGCCACCATTGATTTACCTTGTTGTGGTACACCAGGTCTAAAGTCAAGAGCACTTTCAACTTCTAAAGGGTTTTTAGGTCTGTTAGGTGTTAAAACTTTTCTACCATCGACTAACACACCATTACCACCTAGGAAACTAATTATACTACAGTTTTGAATATAAGGACTTATACTAATAACAGGTTTAGTAGTAGGCAAGTTAATATAGCCTACTCTGCTACAATCTGTATCTGAAGGATCATCAAATGCCACAGCGTAATTAAAAGTAAAGTCAGGCTTTTTATTTGCGTCTAGTGCGTCTCTAAAAGTTATTTCTGTAAAGTAACAACCATTGCGTACACGCAACATATCTTTGTCATTATTTAAAGGTCTAATATTACAAGCACGAAGACCTGCTCCTACAACACTGACATTATCAGGAATTATTATAGGATTATCTTCATAATATTCTCCACTTGCTACTGTAATGACAATGCGTTTTTCATTTACTTGTTTATTAGAATCATATACCAGACCACTAGCAATTTGTAAGGCTCTTTTAATTGTTTTTACAGGTTTATTAATGCCATCAAATGTATCATCTCCATAGTCAGCACTTACTGCAACCTGTCCACCACCAAACAAATCTGCACTGACAAATTCTAATTTATCACCATTTCTGTTTAAAGATAAAATGCTTCCATCTACACCTCTTACATTAGGTAAAGTTAGTGTGTATGAATCAATAAATTCGGTAGGAGCCTTCAAACCTACATAGGTTAATCCATTTGCTACATCCTCAAATAATCTAATTTCACCTTCATTCTTTATATCTAAACTAGTGGCTTCTACTCCTGTGGCCTTAATTGTTTCTTGTACTGCCTCTCCTATTTTTGTACCATCGATATTTCCACCATTAATGTCCACAGTGGCCAATGTGCTTAACCCAGTAACATCTAATGTTCCACCTATGGTAGCATTACCTGTTAGGTCCAATGAAGTTGCATCAATATTTGCAGCAACCAAATCACCTATAAATTGTACATCCCCATCTACACGTAGATCTGAGCCTACGTTAACATTGCCAGTTGTAGTGATATTATCTGCTGTTATATCTTTTACTGTTAAATCTTTATCGAAAGTAACATCTTCAGTAACATCCAATGTGCCAGTAATGTTTACATTACCAAGGGTATCTAGGGCTGCTATTTTCAGTGCAGCAGGATCAGTACCAAGACCAAATTCCCAAGTATCAGTGCTTTCATTCCATTTTAACCATGATGTGGGTATTGGGCTAGGACCACGATCAACCTCAATACCTGCAGAACCACTTGTTACTCCTATAGATTGTTCGCCTTTATTAAGTATGATAATATTATCTTTTATCTCAGTATTGGTAGTATTAATATAGGCTAGAGTTCCTTGTACAGACAAATTACCAGTTACAGTTAGGTTAGCACCAATACTAGCATTACCATCAACAATTAATTCATGATTGATATTGGTAAGACCTAAACCAGAACCTATCTCAATTAAGGTAGCAGCGGCACCAAAGTTAATCGTAGTAGCGTTAGTATTAACCAAGTTTACACTAGCAGCAGAGGTATTAATATTACCGCCATTTACATCTAAATCCTTGCTAATAACTACATTACCAGTTAGATCAAAATTACTAATGCCATTTATTAAATCTGGGGTAGATTTAAATGTTTTACTGGTAATATTAATATAATCTAGATTAGTGGCGGTACTTATAGTAATTCCACCGTTAATAGATTCAATGGTATTCCCACTGATTTTAATATTACCTATATCTGATATATTACCTATAAAATCGTTAGCTGAGACTGAGCCAACAACATTAACATTACCACCAACTGCCAAATCATTGGTTACATCTAGGTCATCGCCTACACTAATATTACCAGTCGTTGTTACAGTACCTGAATTAATATCATTTGCTGTTATACCATCTACATTAAAATTACCTGTAACAGTCAGATCAACTCCGATACTAGCACTACCACCTACAGTAAGATCACCTGCAATAGATGTATCACCAGTACCAGTTTGTACAGTAAAATTTGTACTGGCCAATGCTAATGTAGCGCCATCATAGGCCAAATTTGGGGCCGTAATATTACCGGTAAATTCTCCAGATCCATCTACGAATAAATTGCCTGTAATAGATACATCGTCGGTAGTGTTAAGAGTCGCTGTATCAATATTATTAGCAGTAACATTACCTGTTAGATTACCTACTACATTGCCTGTAAATCGTGCTGGCAAAAATGCTAGATCAGTTGGTAGCCCACCGGTTCCGTTCTCTAAAACTTTAGTGGTCCCATCTTGAGCACGAATTTCACCTACAAAATGAGCATCAGTTCCAAGGTCACCATTTTCTAAAATTAGTATGCCATTAGTAGATCTTATGTCGCCAGTGGTGGTTCCTGCAATAACACCTTGAAACTGCCCAATAAAAAGTTCAGTGGCTGTAATGGTAGTACCGGTTATTCCTGCAGGTATATTCTTACCTATAACAGTATTGTCAATTCTACCACTATTTACTTCAATATTAGCAAATGTACTAACGCCATTACTTGTAATATTACCAGCAACATTACCGGTAAACACTGCTGGATCGTAATTAGGATCGCTGGGAAGATTACCTCTTCCGTTCTCTAGAACTTTTCTATTACTTTCGTCTGCAAATATATCGCCTCTAAAATCACCGGATGTTGAACCTACAAGTCTGCCATAAAATGTGGGTCCTTTGCCCGTTGTTGTATTATCTAATATCAGTGTGGTTCCATCATCAGCATAAACATCACCTAACAATTTTCCGTGTAGATTACCTTCAAATTTAGTATTGGCTTTGATTACTGCACCAGTAATGTTTGCAGGATTGGTTAGTCCTATTACTGTTCCATCAATATTTCCACCTTCTATCGTTATAGACTTAAAAAAACTACCTGTTTGACTGTTAATATTACCGTTTACATTGCCTGAATATAAGGGAGGCACATTAGACGATCCAGGATTTAAGACTATATCCCCTGTAGAACTTATTACTCTGCCTCCAAATGTTCCTTGTTGACCAGGAACAGTATAACTAACCAGATTACCAAAGACGTTTCCAGTAAGATTGGCATTAAGAGTAGAAGCAATAGTTGCTGAATTTACTTGTAGATCATTGCCTGTAATGGTACCACCTACATTGAGATCACCACTAATTCCAACTCCGCCATCAACTACAACTGTGCCGTCAAAGGGATTAGTGCTAGGTATATCTCCGGAGAATAATGTGGCAATGTATACTTTGGCTAGATCAGGTGACAGTTCTACAGTAGTGTCACCGTCATTTACAAAGTATATTGTATCTTCGTTATCTGCCTCACCTGTTTCTATATATGTGTCAGCATTTATCCTGCCAAGTTTGCCAGATACAATCGCATAATCAAGATTATTCCAACTACTTTGACCATCTCCTATTTTAAAATTCTTAGTGGAGATGTCAATACCTATTTCGCCTTGTGCTAATATAGGGTCTCTATTTTCCCAATTCGCATTTAAATCCCTACGAAGTTGTATCCTCTTAGCCATTTTTTCCTCCAGCGATTTACTTGGAGAATGACTCCAAACCGCTCATATAAGTATTTATTTAGAACAGTTTGGTAATTAAAACACACTAACCTAGAGCGATACCTGAAGTTTTACTTAAATATTGCTTGGCTACATCCCCATCTGTAATGGAAAATGTAATGATTGAATTTTTTGAAATAGCATAATCCTGATCAGGATTCACTGTAAACATAAAAGGAACCATACCCATACCTTGGGGATTCATCATTAGTACATTAGGTTTGGTTAGATAAAAAAACATATCATCTTCCCTTAAATATCTTCCTATAACCTCTTCTCCGCTGCTAATTTTAAGACTAATAACATCATTTTCCTTAAATTTTTTTGAAATTAACATTATGCAGCCTCTTTTAAATATTTGGTAAGTTCATTATACCCGCCAATGAGTTCATCATTGATAAAGATTTGTGGTACTGTACGTGCTGATGGAACTGCCTCTAATAGTTCTTCCTTAGTGTAGCCGTCACCTATTTTACGCTCTTCAAACTCTATGCCTTTTTGTTCCAATAAAGATTTGGCCATATCACAATATGGGCAATGATACTTACTCCAGACGATTGCTTTCATGTTTTCCTCACATTGTTGGTAGTTCATCATAGTTAATAGCGTCACTCATAACACCTATAACATAGTTAGTTGATTCGTTTTCTTGTAGTGCTGTTTGCTTCTTACTGGTATCACTATGCTTGTTAAACCATGGAATTGGATTGGTCTTGACTGTTGTAGTGTACTTAAGCCCAATATCCTTTAGTCCAGTTACGGCTGTATAATCTACAAACTCTTTTAGTATATTGGCATTGAGACCGATCACAGGGCCTTTCTTAAACAAATAGTCTGCCCAGGCTTTTTCCTCACGGATAACATCCATATATAAGGCATATACTTCTTGCTCACACTCTTGTTTAGCCTTGGCGAACCTTGGATCTTCCTTGACCACTTGATTAATAAGCCAAGCTGTCCATCCTTTGTGTAATAGTTCATCCTGTAGGATTAGGCTGATAATATTGCCATTACCAATAAAGATTTTGTTCTCTACCATGGCTAGGCTTGTGGCAAAGCTTACCATAAAGCGAAAGGCTTCTAATGCATAACTGGCATTGAGCGCTAACCAAATATGCTTGATATGATGACTTTCAGCCACATCGGTGCCTATTTCTTTGAAGCAGTTTAGTTGGTGTAGAGCATCATAATACTTACCTACACTTGATGCCATATCTACTATCTCTGCTGTATCGTGTATGGTATTGAATACATCCTTGGGCACATTGTAGATGTTACGAATAATATGACTATAAC